ACATATGATAGTAAGAAAGACGAAGACGAACCATCACATCCATTAGGTTGGAAAGATGATGTTAAAGAAACAGAACCGGCAACTTTACAAGTTGAAGAAGATTGTGAGAGTTGCACAATATAAAGGAGAATTATGGCTTTCTTATGTGTTAATACGCCACACATAGACGTGTATGTAAAGAAAGAGTACCTTTATGATAATGAGAAAGGACACGGTGAACTTGTTGAGGGTATTTGGGTTACAGCAAAGTCTATTCAAGGCAGAGCATTATACTTTGAGACTTATATTCCAGAGTATGGTGCCTTATACGACAAGTTACCAATAAGTGCATTTGTATGGAAAAAAGAAATAAAAGAAGATATACCATTGACAGAATTGCAGTTATGGGATTGTTTCAGTTATGATATCGCAATCGTTGAAAAACAAATGCTATCAGGCAACCAATGTAAATATCTGTCACCAAATAAACAATGGTATAAAGGTTGGTATATGTTTACAATTGATAATGCGAATAGTACGAACCTAGAAAGAAACGTGACTTATAGTGAAACGCCTAGTCAACATAAGTCATTTAATATATTGAAGTTAGAGAACGGTCATTTTGCCGCTCAACCTAACAACAGAGTTATCTTTTATGATAAATCATATACTCCTAGCGAGTTGAAGTTTCCGGACTTCAAAGTGTCCACGAAGGAGTTTAGTGTAGAAGGCGAACAAAAGTGGACAGCAGGTGATGACGATAGTTTTTTTTATGAATTAAAGGAGCAAAAATAAAAATGGCAAGAAGTGTGTTTAATACAGGAACTAATTTAGACTTTACAAAACAACCTATGTTTTTTGGTGAAGACTTACAAGTACAACAATATAGTGATATGAAATATCCTATATTTGATAAGTTGAATCAACAACAACTAGGTTATTTCTGGAGACCTGAAGAAGTTTCTCTACAAAAAGATAGAAATGATTATCTTGACCTATCTGAACAACAAAAGTTTATATTCACAGCTAATCTAAAGTATCAAACTATGTTAGATAGTGTTCAAGGTAGAGGTCCGTGTTTGGCATTTTTACCATTTTGTTCTTTACCAGAACTAGAAGGTTGTATTGTAACCTGGGATTTTATTGAGACTATTCATAGTAGAAGTTATACATACATAATTAAAAACTTATACTCACAACCTAGTGAGATATTTGACACAATTATTGGTGATGAGAAGATACAAAAAAGAGCACAAACAATTACTGAAACTTATGATGATTTGATTAATACAGGTTATAAATGGCATTTAAATAAAGATTCAGTAGATGAGTATGAGATTAAAAAGAAATTATGGAGAGCATTGATAACGGTAAATATATTAGAAGGCTTACGTTTCTATGTATCATTTGCTTGTTCATTTGGTTTTGGTGAATTAAAATTACTAGAAGGTTCTGCTAAAATAATTTCATTTATTGCTCGTGATGAATCACAACACTTAGCAATGTCACAAAGAATTATTAATAATTATAGAGACCTTGAAAACGATAAAGTAATGTTAAAAGTAATTAAAGATACTGAAAAAGAAGTATATCAAATGTATGATGAAGCAGTACAGGAGGAAAAACGTTGGGCAACATATCTATTTTCCAAAGGAAGTATGATTGGATTATCAGAAAAACTATTACACCAGTTTGTAGAGTATATGGCAAACCGAAGAATGAAAGCGATACAACTAACTCCGAAGTACGAACAAAAAACAAACCCTTTACCTTGGGTGGAACATTGGCTAAACAGCCGTTCAACTCAAAACGCTCCACAGGAAACAGAGATTGAATCTTATGTAATCGGTGGTATTAAGCAAGATGTAAAGAAAGACCAGTTTAAGAAATTCAAGTTATAATGAAATCACCAAAAACCTGCCAAAATTGTCAGACTAAATATACCATAGAATGGGACGAAGATAAGGTTGATTTACAACCTTTGACTTGTCCGTTTTGTGGTTATGAAGTAGAAGAGGAAGATGATGTTGAAAGCAGGTATGAAACAGACGAAGACGATAGTTGGAATTGATTATAGTTTAACAAGTCCTGCCGTATGTACTAACAACGGCAACTTAATGTTTTTCTATTTGACTAATAAAAAGAAGTGGCAAGGTATGATGAACGAAGCGATTGTTGGTTATGAACATAAAGAATGGACAGACCCTATTCAGAGGTTTAGACAGATATCTGATTTTACATTAGATATAATTAAAGACACAAATAATCCTAAAGTTTACATAGAAGGTTATTCTTTTGGCTCAAAAGGTCAAGGTCTATTTCAGATAGCAGAGAATTGTGGTATATTAAAGTACAGACTTCAAGAAGAAAAAATACCATATGAAACGGTTGTTCCTAGTGTAGTAAAAAAAGGTGCAACAGGAAAAGGTAACGCTGATAAAGATAAGATGTATGAGGCGTTTGTTAATGAAACTAAAATTGACTTGAAAAAAATATTTGATACAGAAAAGGTTGGTAATCCTATATCAGATATTGTTGATAGTTATTATATTATGAAAGTCGGGAATGCTATATCTATTCAACACTAAAAGAGGTACAAGAAAATACCTTGAAGAGTTTGCAAAAGGCAATGATAATAAATTTTTTGACTTTGCAGAAACTAATGGTCCTAAATTCTACAATCAACATTGGCCAATGTGGAATGGCAAATTTCCAGATGAAGATGTTGAGGTATGTTTTCAAGGTATAATAAGAGGTACTAAAAGATTACAAACTGCCTGTGAAGAGAATGATATACCTTACTATTACTTTGACCAACCTTATCTATTCTACAATGAATATCAACCACATCCAGCATTTGGTCAACCTTGGTACAGAATAATTAAAAATAATGTACAAATGATTGACGTTCACATAAGACATAAAGAAAGATTTGATTATGTAATGGGTATGTGTACAGATAAAGATACTATAAATCAAGTGACATTAAAAGATTGGAAAACAGGTGACCATATTTTAATTATACCACCCTCTGAACACACAGCAAATTGGTATGATATGAAAGTTGATGGTTGGGTTGATGGTATAATAAACGAAATACAAAAATATACAGATAGACCAATTAAAGTTAGATATAAGTATGCTAACAAAAGATTTGGTAAAAGAAATACAACACCACTAGAAGAAGATTTAAAAAATTGTCACGCTATGGTTTCTTGGCATAGTATGGCTGCTTGTGAGGCCGTAATTGCAGGTGTTCCTAGTTTTACTAGTGAACATAGTCCAGCAAATATGGTATCATATGGATTAAATGACCTAGATAAGATTGAACAGCCTTTAAAGAGTAATAGAAAAGTTTGGTTATGGTCATTATTAGGTAATCAATTTATGTTGAGTGAGATTACAACAGATTACGCTTATAAGTATCTCAATGGAGGATAAAAAATGTATCATCAACCTTTATTAAATAGTTTAAGAGACGCAGTTAAACACGATACGCCTTGGGAATATGCTACCTTTGGTAAATGTTTAAATGAGGAACAAGTAAAAGAAATTAGAACTGCTAGTATTAATAATACTGGCGTTTTACACGATGGAACCAGGTCAGGTTATAAAGATGGTGTTGAAAAACAAAATCATAAATTAAGAGAATATATTACTAACGAAAATAGAGGTAAATATCCAGCATTAGTTAGTTTTATTAGAGAAATGCAAAGCCATCCTGTTAGAAAAGAATTTGCAAAATTAGTTGGTAATAAAGATAACTTTGCTAATTCTTATGTGAGATTAGAAATACTAAATGATAATCAAGGTTTTTATTTAAAACCCCATTGTGATATACCAGAAAAGTTAATATCAAGTTTAATATATGTTAATCAAACTGGTGAGAACGTAAGTTTAGGTACAGATTTGTATGATGAGAAACTAGAATTAAAACACACGGTACCTTTTTGGCATAACTATGGTTATGTGTTTCACGGACCTAATAAGTGGCACGGTATGGAAGAAGGCAAACAAATAAATGTAGAAAGAAGAGGTATACAATTGAATTATGTAACCTTTAAAACAGATTGGAAAGTATATGAGTGATTTATATAATAGAATGAAAGAGATTGAAGGTAAGTATTTAAAACCTCAATCTTTTAAACAATATAAAAATTATTGGTTACCAGAATCAATAGTAAAAGAAAGTAAAAATGTATTATCTTATGGTGTACACCGTGATGTAGGTTGGGAACAAGCTATGTGTGTAGATAATCCTAATTTAAATATACATTGTTATGACCCTACACCTGATAGTGTTGAACTATTTGAAACTAATTTTAATTTTAAAGATAAGATGACCTTTCATCAAAAAGCATATGCTAAAGGTGGTGAAAAGATGAAGTTTTATTATGATAAATCAGACTTGACAAAATGTTATTCGTTGTTACCATTACCACAATTTGGTGAAAATCCTAGTTTTATTGAAGTAGATACAATTAGTTTACAAGAAAGTTTAAATGATGTAGATAATAAGGTAGATATTATTAAGGCAGATATTGAGGGTGTATGGTTTGATTTTTGTAGAGAAGTATTAGATTTTAATGTTGACTTCAAGGCTTTTCTTATAGAGTTTGAGGTAAAACTTATTGACAATGAGACTAGCATAAAACAATATGAAGACTTGTTAAAAGAATTTAATGACAAAGGTTATAAACTACATTTAAATAGACCAAGAGATAAAATATTAAGTGAGGCTGTAATTTTAAGATGAGTCGTATAATATTTTTCAATACTTGTAATAACTATTACCAAAAAGACATACTCTTTAAAATGCATAAGTCATTACTAAAGAAAGGTCAGAATTGGGAATTGTATGATGGCACACAATATAAAGATTGTGATGTTGCTGTTGTATTTGGTTCTACTAAAAAACATACAGGTAAATTATGGAAAATAAAAAACATAAGTCATAAAATTAAGAACGATATTGATAGAAGTCATAACACTATTGATATACCATCAAATAAATTAGTTGTATTAGAAACACCTATATTAGGCAGACAGATAACAGATGAACATACACATTACAGAGTTGGTTTAGACCACTTCTTACCTAATTTAGGTGATTTTAATTGGGACACAAATGATACTAGGTGGAAAGTATTAAAGAAAGAATTAAATTTAGAAATTAAACCTTGGCGAGAAACAACTAATAACAAATATGTATTACTATTATGTCAAAATTTATCAGACGCTTCTTTATTAGGTTTAGATATGTTGCAATGGATTATGGCTACGGTAAAACATTTAATGAAAAGAACTAATAGAAAGATTAGAATTAGAAACCACCCATT